AACTTTGCATAATAATCAATGGTAAAGATCCTATGCTAAAGTTCTTTGGAAGAGATAGAGTTGAGCCATTTGGTTTCACTCAGCTTACTCCAAGGCCACAGGTTTTGGGTCCAGATCCAGAGTACTTTAAAGGAACCTGTGACCTTGCAGCACCATCATCAACTTATCCATACAATGCCAATGATACAATTGGCGGAATTTCTTTTGGACCCGGATCAGCTTCTGGCTTAGGTAACAAGGATAATAACAGCACATCTACTTATAGATACAAAGTCAGCTTTATCACAGATACAGGGTCAGAGAGCCCGCTTTCAGATTATGAGCAAGTATCTTGGTTCAACGTAAATGACGGATTAACCTACGCAGTTTTCTTCCAGTTTCTTCCAATCGGTCCTCCAGGAACCGTGGCAAGAAGAATTTACAGAACAAAAAACATGGGCACTTTGCGAGGAGATCTTGTAGATGATACGTACTACTTCGTAGATCAGATTGATGACAACATTTCTAAAAATTACTACGATACTAAAGGTGACCAAGTTCTTGTTGTTGAAGCTCCTTTACAAACTGCATCAGATGTTATAAACAACGCACTTAAGTACGGAGCTTCTTGGGATGGCAGAGTATGGCTTGCTGGTGGAGCAGGAACAGAGACAAAGATTATTTATTCAAGACAAGGATTGCCAGAGCAGTTCCCAACGTTTTCATACTTTGATGTTGGCAATAGAAAAGGCGGCGCAATCACAGCTTTAGTTCCTTACTACGACAACCTCTTAATCTTTAGAGAAACTTCAATCGAAGTTATAAGAAGCAGCGGACAAGGTTCTTATGTCTGCACAACTTTGAACTCAAACATCGGAACTACAGCAACAAACACAATTACTGTTGTACAAGGAGAAGGTGTTTTTTTCCTGTCTTATGATGGTATATACGCATTTAAAGGCGGTGTGCTTGGTGGCTCCCAATTGTCTGTTGTTAGAATTTCAGATACGATACAAGTCGAGTTAAACAGAATTTCAAGAGGTGCTCTAGCAAAGGCTTCTGCTTCTTACTCATTTAAAGAAAAAGAGTGGTGGGTTATTTATCCCGTTGATGGCGAAACAGAGAACTCAAGAGGATGCGTGTATCACGTTCAAGCAGGAGGCTGGTCATTTAGAAACGCAAACGGTGTTGATGATAACCTGTTTCAGTTCAATGACATTACAACGCTTCCATCAGGAAACTTCTTGCTTTCTCCAAGACGAAGGATTCAACTTAACGTACCAATCGCAGGCAATGCGCTTATCGATCCATCTGGGTTGCTTGTATGGTCAGGCAAAAGAAGCGGTGGGGATATAGTCGAGTACTCATTAAACCAAGTTCCAGAAATTTTCTCCACTTCGATCAAAGGTTCGCTTCTGTCTACATGGCAATCTGCTTGGTTTGATTTTGGTGATGACAGCCCGATAAAGAGAGTTGTATCTGTTGAGGTAGAAATCCTAACAAAAGGTCACAATGAGATCGAACTTTTGAGCGCAACAAATTATAGAGATGACAACGTAACATCAGGATCAAGGCCAACTGTTGCTGCTGTAATTTATGGAACAGCTGGTGAAGATTCTCTTTACACTCCAGCAACAGGGCCATTTGATAAATCACCTGCCATAATTGGAACATCAAGATGGGGCGAGCAAAAACCAACAAGATTAAGATGGGATATAAACACCGGATTAATCTCATGGTTTAGGTTTACACTCAGGAGCACAAACCTTTTCCAAATTGTTGCTTTTAACATCCAGTACACAATCTCTGATAATCCAACACCAAACATAAGAGCTGGAGAGAGGAAGACTATATGAGCAAGACTTACGCTAAAAGCACAATTGAAGCAAGAGACTTCACAACTTCTCTTGCTTATAACAACGAAGCATCTGGCATTCTTGCTGAGTTTAACGGTAACTTAAGCCAGGATCAGCTGCCTTACGAAGTTTTAGAAAAAGAAAACTTTGTGGCAAATAGTAGGATTTCTGTTGACAGTCAGCCTGATGGTTCAGCAAGTAATGGCATCGGCATAATCATGCCAACACAAGCAATCTATAAAGCTGCTTCTGCATTGACAACGTTTACTTGGGACCGGCTAGCTCCCTCTGGTTCTGGTCCTGTAGCTGTCTTAGGGCCTCCACTTGCCGCTTATACATCAACAACTTCTGCCTGGACATCTGGCATCAATTCACTTTCAGATGACATAGCTCTAGGTACTTTCCTTAGCTTTACCACAAAAGAAGGTGTTATTAGAGGGACTGCTACAGTTGATGTGGAGTACTTCTTTGTAAGCTCAGAAGCAACAGGATTCACAGGAAACTTTGGAGCTGGATGGAGATGGCAAATCTATGTTTTTATAAATGACGAAATGGTTTCTACAACTGGACCTCAACCAGCAGGAAGAAGAAGAACCGTTCAGCTTCCATTTACAATACCAGTATCTTCGAATGACGCTGTAGCCATAGACGTTAGATGGAGTGCGACTTTTGATGGCGCAGGCTTAACTCCTTCTCAAATCGTTCAGGTCGATGAAGCAACAATTCGTTTTTATAACTGCCAACTCTTTGCGCGAAATCAATACAGGTAAAAATCAATGTCTCAAACAAAGTATACTTATCAAGCCACAAGAGCAACAATTACGGCAGCCGGTCTTAACTCTCTTTTCGAGAATGTAGAGAACATGACTGACGGAACTGACGGAAGGATTGATGATGAAAATTGCAGAACTGAAGCGTTTAATAGAAACCACTTTATCCAAGATGAAGGGCCAAATGAAGCAGATGATTTCGTATCTGTCAACGAAATTGATCTTGGGTATGATAACGCTTTTACTGGTGTTTTTACAACCTTTTGGACTTGGAACACCAATGTTACAGTGGGAGCTAATGAGGTTCTTCGTGTTCAATTTAATCCCTTGGTTACTCTTACTGAGAGACAAAATACGGCATCTGTGGTAGTCAGAGCTAACAGCGCATTTTATGTTCAGCTTTACATAACAGTCGGCGGATCTGATGTAGCAATTTGCGCTCCATTTGGATACAACAGCATACAAGCTGGAGACGGAAACACAGGATCAATTCAAAGCAAAACGCTTTTTTACGAAAGACTTCCTCTAACTGCGATCTTTATGCCAACTGTAACTACAGCCATTACTTCAATTAAAGCAAAGATTTACTTTGATGATGGCGCAAACTTTAGAACATCAATGCAGTTTTTGTATGGCATGTACGTCCATCACAAGTATTAAGGAGATTAAATGTCATTTACCCCGCCAGTAGTTTTTGTAGATGGAACAGGTTTAGCAGCTGTAAGCCTTGAGTCAAACAATGTGGCCCTTCGTGAGTATATAAACGTTGACATTGTTGAAACTGACCTTGCCTTAACAGCCTTTTCAACAAGCGACTTGCAAGAAGGTGAAGCTGTTGCTGTCACAAACGATTTCGTTTTTATGTCTGGAGACAGCTACTCCGGATACTTTGCAACAGTTGCAAGCATACCTTCCGACAGACTATATCACACATCAACTGTTAAGCGATACAAGCCAATGGAAACTGTCAGATGGCAGTCTATTCCAACTTTAGGCAAATCATTTTATATGGAAGACTTTGGCGACGCTTTGATTGAGATTGGTTTCTTTACATTCGAAGCAATTAATGACAGCTGTAGAGGCGCTGTATATCCTTGGAACGTAAGCCCACCAGCAGGAGATTCAAGAGCAGATGGTCAAGATTCTCAATTTATCTTAGCTGTCGATGGAATACCTACAGCAACATCGAAATCTATAGCCTACGCTTTCTCTGAAGGCGGAACAGGTGTTACAAACTTTGGAACCTTCTCAATCATGCAAGGGTCTTCGGGCTATGGTAACGGTGCTGCTGCGATGCGAAAGTATGTAACGATCATGTATCTTGCAAAAGATTTGCCACAAGGTTGGCACACAAGTTCTGTTCTTGTAAATGCTTGTAATGAAGAAGGCTTCGTCTCTATGAGGAATCTAAACATAGAGTGCTTTTACAGGATGGGTTTCAACCCAACATCACAGAGTACGATTGCTACCAACAGGAAATTGCCTCAGACGATTTTCTAAAATGGGCTGAATGTTTTTGTGTGACATTTTTATGGCAGCCAGGAAAACCAAAAATTCTAGAGTACAATTGATTGAGTGCTGAGAACGAGGGATACGGGCTACGCCCATAAAAACTACCGACAAGGGAAAGGTACTTTGCTTGTCGGTGCGACAAGCGAAGCGCAGTCGCCCTCTAAACAAAGCAGGACTCTTGGTAATCTAAGGCGAGCTACGTTTACAAATCCACAATTAATGAACGAGGTTTTGAAATGGCCCTTAGAGATTTATTTGTACAAGCTCCCGGTCCTACGAAGGAGAAGTTAAAAGGAAAGGCACTTGAGACAGCAGGTTCTCTTGTCGGTACTGCGATTGCAACCAGGAAAACTGATGCAGATCGTTTTAATATAGACCGAATTGCTGAGCTTCAAAGAATGCAAGAGATGAATGCTCTTGGCTTAACCGAGCAGGAAAGAGGCTTGCTTGAAGCTCAGTATGGAGCACAGCTCAGTTCTATCGGAAGAGAAGGAGAAGCCAGACGCAGACAGCAAATGGCTGCTCAAGACATCTTTGGTGGCGCTGCACTTGAACAAGCTGCACTCTCAGATCAGGCTCTAGCTCAAGCAAGAGTTGATGCAACATCTGCAATTACTGAAGCCGACATCACACGAAGAAGGCAAATGGAAGACGAGCTTATGAAACGACAGCAGCTAGAAGACAAGCGTTTAGAAGATAGAAGAGGCGCTTATGGTGGCATTGTCGCAGAAACAACCAAACAGCTTTCAACACTTTTTTCAGAAAAAACCGAAGAAGAGGGGCAGGTCGATCCATTTATAATCGAGGCTTTCAAGAAGAAGTACGGGTATACTTCTGATGCAGAAGCTAAAGCAGCAGCAATAAGATTCGCGAAAGATCCTGAATTCAGAACCATGCTAGAAGGAGTTGACTAAGATGGCTAAAAGAACTACAAAATCAAAAGCTTTGGGCTACCAGGAAACTTTTTTTGCAAATAGAAATGACATGCTTCAGTCGGCACTTGACGCCGTTCTTCTTAAGATTGACAACGAACAAGCTAGATACCAAGCTGAAGTTGAGCTTTACAAAGAAAGTTCAAAACTTGTTGTTAGAGAAAGGGAAAGACTTCAAAAACTTGTTGACTCCTTAAAGAAAGGTCAGATTGATAAAGACTTAAGTGTTGCTCAGTTTAATGCAGGACAGCAAAACTCAGCTGCAAGAACAGCCGCAAGTATAGAAGCTGCAAATGCACGATTCAACGCTAAGCAAGCAGCTCTAGCAGCGTACTACGGAACAAGAGGATTCAGCGCAGGAAGAGATCCTCAAAATGCAATAACCTTAAATGAAGTTCAACAGGCTTATAACGCA